GCAGTTAAGATTAGTTGATGACGGTCTTTGATTCGTCCAAGTTGAGGGCATATCTTTGAGCGGGTCCCCATTAGCAGGATTGGCCAAGATCCAACCCTCAAAACGTCCTATGGCTGAGTTTAGGCCAGCCCCAGTAGCTTTGGGGTCAGGGCCATAATAGGGGCAGGGATTGTAGGCGTGGTCCTGGGCTGCCGTTCCACCAAAAGTGTTGGACGCTAACCTACTACCGTAGCTATTGCGTGCCGTCTCATAGTTGGTGGGCACCAAGTAGGTAGGAAGTTGAGTAGTGGTGATGTCTTGCCCGCCTAGTCCAGCAAAGTTATATGCTCGTGGTCCCGAACAGGTGCGAGTGTCGTTGGTACTGTAGTATTTCTGAAAAAATGGAAAGATGAAAGGGTTGTCAAAATAACTAGCGCCTCCCGCGGTCCACCACCAGAAGTTACCCCCATCCCAGGGCACAATCGGACGGGGAGTGAAGTCAGATGTGTTGCTGATTTTAATGTCTGTTCCGGGGTAGTTGTAAGTTACAGACCCGGGACCACCGCAAGCCCAGTTAGAACGGAGCGTAGGCAATCCTCTAGTAGGTGTGGGACTGATACTTGTGGTGTCTGACTGAATGTAGAGATAATACGTCAAGCACTTAACGTTACTAAACACATTTGAGGCCAAAAACGGTGACCAATCCCCTTCCACACCAGCAGCGTTGACAACTTTTAAAACCCGCGGTTTATTCCAAGACTGATTGGAAACACGAAGAATTCCTACCATGAAAGGTGACACAGTAAACGAAAACTGTATCGTGTAGGGGTTGATAACTTTGATGTCTTTTTGTTGAATGAGTGTCTGTCCTAAAAACACTCTAGTGGGGGTCGGCGATGTACCATCAACGGGATCATAGCCAGTAATTGTAATTCCAGGCTTTTGCTCGGTCTCAAAAATCAAGTTTTCGATCTGGTAACTAACAAACGCTTGGTCCCACTCAACATTTATAACGATTCTCTGGGGATATGTCACCTCCGTGGCGTTCACTGTGATATTTACAATTCTCATGGGTTCACAACCTCAAGTGTGATTCCGGTGATCGCCGGGTTGCCAGGTTGAGTGAAGAGCGACACGGTAGCCCCAATGAGTGAAGTATTTTCGGGGAGCGGCGGATAAAGAAACACTGAGGCGCCCACAATGTTTGTTCCTGGTGGTACGACTGGCGGGGGAGGATATGGCAGTGGGTCTGAATTGACATCAATATCATACGTCTCTAAACCAGCGTAAGAGGCCCGAAGAAGGGTGGGAGGCGCAAGATAGCGAGGTGTGAAGTTTCTTACTTCCTCCCACAAATTGACGAGCTGCTCGTCCCAATATACTGTCAACCAATCAGCGACGGGCTCGTAGTCTCGGTTTATAATTTCTCGGATGTCATCCTTGAAGAGTTCGCCGTTGGGCCTGTAAGGAATCTGATAGTTGTCGACGCTAATGATAGCGAGACGGCACAGTGATTCGTTCTCGGGAATGAGATTCGAGGGATAGATCGCCAGTTGGGCACGTGGTCTTGGGGCGGTTGGTTTTGTGGGAATGTACAGCAGTCCAGAAACAGTGAGTTGCGAGGCGCTGGTGCGAACATTGAAGCCCCAGTCTAGCCTCCATCTTTTCTGTACTACGAGATCAGTTTGAAACTCCCAATAGTAACCGTCTCCGTCTTTCTTCGCTTGCTGTTGCTGAACAAGCTCCCAACGTACGCCAGGTTCCATCGACGCGACACTTAACGAGCACGGCGGCACACTCTCAGTCAGTGCCGTGCGGATCTTAATCGTGTCTAATTTCCACGGGAGGACAGATTCCCACTCTACCCAGCTGTCAGTGGGCTGCTCATAGTCCGGCATTCCGGGCTTAATGCCAGCCTGCGCCCCCGGATTACGGTTGACTGTGTCTATAAAATTTTTCCAGCTCAGACCATTCGTGGCTTGAGCGAACATATTGACTCCAGGGAACGGCCACGGATTAGCGACATCGTCACTCCTTCGAAAACTCGCCGAGGCACTATCATCAACACTGAAATTCAAACCAGCGAGACAATAGTCCTCAACCTGAAATGGGAGCGGCTGTGGCTCGTCATCGTAGATGAGTTGGTAACAGACAAGGTATCGCCCATCAGCAACTCCCAACTCCCGAAAATCCACGAAAGTTTTGTAGATGGGAGTAGTTCCCTCTTCCCACACAATAACTCCGTCCTCAATGAGGAGGACATCGCGATTCTCAGACTGATTAACATACAGCGAGCCGGGACCAAACTGATCGTTTCCAAGGGGGATGAGCACATATCCGCGCCCGCCCTCCTCAAAGAAGTCGAGTTGGTATTGCTCGGAGGCTGCTGGTAGTCGTCCGTAAATTGGCCTACCTACCGGGTTCCACTCTGTGGGTTGAACACGCAGGCCTTTCGCCTTCTTGTACTGTTCTGAAAGCAGTTTCACCCTTTTGGGGTTCACCGTTGTGGTGAGTTGAGGTGAAAGGCCGAGAACTCCAGAGGAAGACGAAACTGGTGTGAGGTTTTGACTCATAACGCTAACGTTCCATCACCATAGGAGACAGGATTGAACGCCTCCTTTCCACCAGTGGCATAAGAGAGCGCTGGCACCTCACTTGCGTAATTAGTATTCTCCCACACGAAAATAGTCTGAGCGCCAATGGCATTCTTAGCACGAAGAGAAAGTTGTGTTATACCTAATTTGAGTCCAGACGTATCAGGCCCATTTGGGGACTTGATTTGCTCCTCGCACACGTAGCGAGTGACGATTCTCAGTAGGTTTCCGCTGAGTTCCTCAATGCGCGCAGTATCAACTACTTCCTGTCCGTCCCAATTGTAGGCGGGAGATTTTGCCGTGAAATATCTTGTTACGCGGTACATATTTTTTCCGTCTTCAGAGAGAAGGATCTCCTCAAACTTCCGTAGTCCTGTCGAAGCGAAGAATGGAATGGTGGTTTTATTAAGCACTTCAGTCGGAACAAGAATCCCTGCACTGATGTAAATAGCGGGAGTGAATACCGGCGAGAAATGTTTTGTCGCCATGTACGAAATAATGGTGTTCTGCTGTCTAAATAGTGTGGTGTCCCCAGGAGAGAACACGAACATGGGCGTTGGAGGACATAGTTGCGCCACTGAGTTTGACGAATTTGGAGTTATCTGTCGCTCCAGTTCAGCACGAATGCTGGGAGACGTGTCGATGCGTGAGATTACTCCTTGATCGACAAGCTCACTCGCGTTTCCAGAAGTGGGGGTGAAACCAGTAAGTGAAAAATAGTACTCATTCTCCGACTGCACTGAGGCACGATAACTGATCAGTGTTTGGGGAGCAAATCGTGGGGAGTACTGAAATAGCGGTTGTGGAAGCAGACCATTAGCGACATTCACTATTTCGAGCGTTCCCGTCTTAACGAGATCGTCGAAACTCTCTGAAAGCGCCCGCCCGGCAGACGGGAGAAACGTGAATGTTTTTCTGACATAGGCGTATTTTGTTATCACACCGGCGTTTAGGTCCACATAGAAATAGTACGGATCCACCTCCTCGTCGGGTCCACCGCCGAGAGACGGGGTTTTCACCCAACTTCCCTGTGTGTAAGTTCCCCCGCTTTTTAGAATCTTGACAGTAGTTTGAACATTGGAAGTATTGCCGGCGACTTGGGCTCCGGGTGTGGTATCAGTCGATAGTTGAAGAAAAAAGTCAGATGTCGCGACGAAACAGTACCATCCCACACGATAGTAAAGATTATCTACTCCGGCTGGTTCAAAAAATCGCTTCTGACATCTTCCTGCGGGGTCAGGATTCAACTCCTGATCCATGGCGATAATGTCGGGATCGTAGAAACCCGTATTGATATTGTTGACGTAATACTCTGAACCTACCGACCACGAGACGAAATCTTTTGGAGCACTGATGGTGCCATCGAGGATGAACTGTTCGGGGGAAAGCGAAATATCAGAGAAGGAAAAGTTCCTGAGGACAACGAGAAGTGAGTTTTCTACTTCGGGATTCCTGAACACTTGCCCCTGAGTGTAGACACCCGGCGCCCACCTTTGAATCTTTTGAATTGCGAGATTCTCGTACAGAACTTGGGCGGTTTTGGACGAGCTGTACGGTGTATACGCCTTCACAACTGGCCACGCCGTTTCGACTTGTGGTGAGTTCGGATCGCCAATTGTCAACAGATCATTGACCGAGAAGGTGTCCTCTTGGGTTTTAAAGTCAAGAAGTTTTGTCGAAACAACTGAAGTCGGATTGAGGCCAAGGGGGGTATTATACGCACGTGACCCAAGAATATCGGGTTCTGAGTAGCGTGTGTCAATAGGGAAAGTCTGTAACAATGCCGAATTGATATCCGCTACAGTCGGGTCATAATCTGATGGAAATGTCGCCCCAGGAGTGAGAATGCTGAAAAGATCATTTCTCAGACCGAGCGAGAATGTCTTCAGAAAACCCGCGTAGTCCGCTGAAGGATCGTATGAGAGATCAATCTCGTATTGAACTTGACTTAAATTAATGGGATAGACATGGCCCTGCATCTCCAATGGCATGGAGAAGTCGACGATGTTCTGAGCACGCTGAATCTGTTCATTCGTCGGCTCCGTTCCGTCAGGGTTCAGAAAGAAGAATGAGATATGGCCATTAGCGGCCACATAATCATTCAGCCAAACATAGGCATATTCTGAGGAACGGTTTGGCAGCACGGAAGTGAAAGTGCCCACACCAAATAAGTCGTCGAATAAATCCCGCCAATCCTGAGAAGATACTGGATTACGACGACGAATAAGAGTGAAGAAACGTTCTTTCGTCACTTGCAAAGGCTCTACGTCGGAGCCCCCAACAGCGGCGATCGGATTGGTGACACTCTCGACAAAGACGTCAAGTGACGCTCGTCGAGTAATGGTATTGGGGCCAATATTATTGAAACTGCCTACTAGAACGGAAAATGCGGAAACATCGCCCACCGACTCATTGGCACCAAAGACCAGATCCTCAGATGTGACGAACTCAATCGCCTCACCGTCAGTGAGATTCGGATTCGTCGAGAAGATGGTGCCGACTGGGATTACACTTTGGAATCCTTGGGGTTGAATAACGATCTGTAGACGAGTTGTCGCTGGCGTGCCAAGACGACGCATCGCGCCAAGGAACGGTCCAATCCATTCGATCAGCACTGATTCCGGCAGTTGATTCGCCCAGAACAGAAATTCACCCTGAGCAAATGCTTGACCCTCAAGCAGCGCCATCAGCGGGTTACCCGAGCTGAAATCGTTCAGCTTGGCATTTGAAGAGTCGTAAACCCTCTTCGCAGCCTCGTTTACAAGCTGCGCCTCAGTCCGAGGGTCAATATTTACCGCCGGTAACGGAGCATAACGAGGCATGATTTATCAACCAACAGGGCACTGATTGCTGGCGGCTGTGCCAGCGTAGTTATTACAAGTGGAGTCAGCTCTGGCGTAGAACCCATTATCCAAGAAGAGACGATTGAGTCGCTCCTTCAACATGAGAACTGTGACCAAGTCAGCATTAGCCATCGAGCTGAATTTTTGGTCAAAAGTTGGATTGGGAACTCCGCCAGCGTACTCGAATTTCGAGTTAGTAGTGAAAGAGAGAGGTGCGGTAAGAGGATCATTTGCGGGGATCCCTAAATCAAAGCAGCCCGCACCCACAGTTTGCTCGAAACCGAAGTTCCAAGGACCTGTGACGGTTTTCGCCCCAGAGATGGTGGGCGTATTGTAACAACCCGACTGCTCTCCAGCAAGAGTCACATAACGGGAGTCAACGCCGTTCTGCCCACTAAATTGAAGAGAGTCGAGACCGAGTTGAGGATAGTGCCAATCTAAATCTGCACCATCAAAAAATATCTGTTTCGCTCCGTTAAGCCACTGAGAGGTGACGATAACACCACTTGAGAAGGTAGTCTTACTAATTTTGCCCTCCAGCCTTGCTGGTTAACTCTGTAGGTGTTTTACCCTCTATACCACCTTCCTTAAGCGGCTCTGTGGCAATTTTCACTCATAAAAAAGCCCCGAGAGGCGAACCTTCGGGGCTAGTACAGCTGAACTAATTAAAGGGAAACTTGATTTATAAAATCAGTTCCTCTCCCAATAGTTCACGGTCATCGTAACTTCGATGGTCTGAACATCACCGCTGTCGCGAGCGACTTCGGCGGTTGTGATGCTGGTCAACAGGCATTCGTAAAGAATGTATTGGCCACCACCGGCTCCGGAAGAAAGACCGTCGCAGGACCGAGGGGTCACGGTAACGGTGATTTTCTGACAGTTGTAGTCAATCCAGAACTGTTCGAGAGGTTTGAAGATGCTCGGATCGTATGGGGCGGTTAGAGTCACGTCGTCTGCGGTACGAGGACCGATGACGTGATAGATCCGGTTTCCTGTGCCGTTGGCGTAAGTGGACGAGTCGCTGGAGTCCTGTACTCCTGAAAACTCGGTAAAGACTGCAGTGAAAGTCGGACCGCCGGCAGCGGTAAACGACACTTCGTATTGAGCCTTTGTTAGTGGACGCAGAATAGCCATGGGATCACCTCCTTATAGACCTGGATCAGGCCAGGATGTTGGTGATCATCGCGCCAGAACCGATGAGTCCAGTGGTGCCAAGGCCCACGGGATGCACTGCACGTTCCACAGTAATTTCTGCACGAACAACGCGACGCTCACGAATGTAGTACTCAGGACGAACGGCGGGGGTGCCGGTCAGCTGGTAGGTATAAGCGAAAGCCGGAGTAGCGGCGTTAGCGCCACCAGCAGGCATCACAGCGTCAGAAGGACCATTCGGGCTGTAGAACAGCAGAACGCCATTCTCAGGGAACACGGGCAGCAGCTGACCGTTTTCGGCCAGGTAACGACCCTCAGCCACGCGGATACCGCGCTCAAGACCGAAGTAACGAGCAAGCATGTCCACGTCGATGGAATCGGCGGTGGTGTACTTGATACGTTCGAGGATCGACTGGTTGGTCAGCAGTTGGTCGAAGATCGCTGTTCCAACGATCATCGAGTTAGGACGAATACCGATCTGGTATGAAACGCTACGCTTCAGAGTCAACACAGCTTCGATAGGATTCGAAGTCGGGTCGCCCCAGGGAGCTGCACCAGCAGCTGCACCGTATGAGGTCTGGAACTGAGTGAAGGTCTCGAAACCGAGGCCAGTCTGGGAACCAGCAACGCCGCTGTAAGGCTCGTAAGGGTTGAAGCTACCGGTGACGGTGACCACTTCGGACACAGTCTTCTCGTAGGCGTTCATCAGGCGGGACATAGCGTTGCGAGTTTCGATCGCACGCAGGTCAACCTGAGCGGGGCCTTCGCCAGCGTTCTCGATGACTTCTTCGGGAAGTTCCCAAGCCACCACTTCCTGTTCCAGGGCGTAGGGCTCAGAATCGTAACGAGTCTGAACGTAAGGAATATTCGTACCATACGCACGACGGAAGTCGTTGATGGCGAACTGCTCTTTGCCGAAGCGCAGAATGCGGCCGGCACGAGTGGGGGTGTCTACCACAGGCGCGATAAAGTTCGCGATGTTGGTAGATGGGAGCATGAAACCTTGTGCTAGCGTAGTCAGAATTGGATCTACGCCCGCATAGGTTTGGGCTAGGTTCATCATGGGAGGGAGTACTCCGTATTTCTATTAAGATGATTTCAACGGGTTGCAACCGCTTGGGCTTACGCCCAAAAGAGCAGCCAAGCGGTAAGCAACCAGATTATTAGCTGAAGGACACAGTCACCATACGACGACCACCAATGTTGATGATATCGCGGATAGTGGGCACGGTGCCGTCGGCTTGAACAGCGGTACCAGCGGAGCTGGCTTGACCGATGGCGTTCACCAACAGTGGGCTGTTGAAAGCAATGGCGCCAGAAGCGGGATCGACTTCCACAAGCAGGAGACCGGAGGTAGCCACGGTAGCCAGGCGAGGGGAGGCGGGGG